AAGAACCCCAAGGGCGGCTTGAACGCCAAGGGACGAGCCTCCGCCAAAGCGCAAGGTATGAATTTGAAACCGCCCCAGCCAGAAGGAGGCTCCCGGCGCGACTCTTTCTGTGCGAGGATGGAAGGGATGAAAAAGAAGCTGACATCCCCAAAGACCGCCAAAGACCCAGACTCACGCATCAACAAGTCACTTAGGGCGTGGAAATGCTAGACATCAACACTATCTGGACAGCAGCGTTAACCCTGTTTACGGGGCTGCTGACCTTCGTCGCCAAGGAAAAGTTTAATGAACTCAAACGCCTTGATATTCTGCTCAACAAAACCCGTGAGGAGATAGCCCGTGATTACACGACTAACGCAGAAGTGCAAAGAATTACTGACCACATTGACCAACGTTTTAACAGGCTGGAAGCAAAAATTGACCAGCTTATTCAAGCGGGGCGATGATGCCAGCAGTAAGTGAAAAACAAAAGAAATTTATGGATGCTGCGGCCAATAACCCAGCGTTTGCAAAACAAGCTAATATCCCCGTAGGGGTTGCAAAAGAGTTTAGTGAGAAGAGCAAGGGCATGAAGTTTGGTAAGGGTTCAAATGCAGCCCGTCCCGACCTTCAAAAAGTTAATAAACCTAAGACACTTCATGGGAAGATGTCATTAATGAAAAAAGGTGGTGATACTATGGCTACAAAGAAAATGGCTAATGGCGGCATGCCTATGAAAGACGGTAAACCCGCTTTTATTGGTGACGGTAAAGGCGCAATGAAAAACGGCGGCATATCCTCTTCCCTAAAAGCGCATGCTTCTGCATCAGCGTCTAAGGCTCATGCTGGCATGAAAAACGGTGGCATGGCCCCGTCTAAGATGAGTGCTGTAAAAACCGGTAAAACACCAAATGGTGTTGCGTCTAAGGGTAAAACCAAAGGCACAATGGTCAAGATGAAAATGGGCGGCAAAGCCTGCTAAGGAGCTAAACATGAAACGTTATAACGGTGAAAATGGTAGTGCGGTTGAAATGGATGCCGAAGAAGCAGCAAACAAAAGCACAGAGGGTATGTTGTCAAACCCCAACGCTAAAGAGTTTGGCGATTCTGGTACTTCCGAAACGGCAAAAGCTACGCCTAAAGCTGCCCCCAAACCTAAAGCCGCTGCTAAGCCCGCTGCTAAGTCTGAGTCTAAACCCGCCGCTAAAGCAGCCCCTGTTGACGAGACCAAAATGTCTTTGTCTGAGCGCATGAAGATGAGCCGTGATCGCGCTAAGTCTGGTAGCACAACTGATACACGTTCAGTTAGCCAGCGCCTACGCTCCGCTTTTGGTATGAAAAATGGCGGCTCCGCTTCTAGCCGTGCTGATGGTATTGCCACCAAAGGTAAGACTCGCGGGAAGATGTGCTAAGCCATGGCCGATCCAGTCTACACTGCTGAAATGGGGCAACCGCCCATGGATCCCGAAGGCGCACCGGCTTCTAAAAAGCCAGCGGCTAAAAAGCCAGCGCCCAAGACTCCAGCCCCTAAGAAGACTGCGCCTAAAGATTCAGTCTTTCGTGAAGGCATGCCTGTACCGCAAGACGTTGACGGCGCATCCGTAAGCAAAAAAGCTAAAGGTGGCTCTGTTTCTAGTCGTGCTGATGGCTGCTGCACCAAAGGCAAAACGCGGGGTAAATTCGTATGATGGCTAGCCGTGGTATGGGAGACATCTCCCCCTCTAAGATGCCCAAGGGTAAGAAGACTGCCCGAAGGGATGACACTGACTTTACCCAGTACAAAGAGGGTGGGGCAGTAAAATCTAAAGTGAACGAAGCTGGTAACTATACCAAGCCCGGTTTACGTAAACGGATTTTCAACAGCGTTAAAGCTGCTGCCATCGTAGGTACTGGCGCGGGTCAGTGGTCAGCGCGTAAAGCGCAGGTCATGGCTAAACGGTATAAAGCCGCAGGTGGTGGGTACAAAGACTAGTATGAAAGCGCCGCAGCAATCCCTTAAAGATTGGGGCGACCAGAAATGGCGTACCAAGAGTGGAAAGCCGTCTAGTAAAACAGGTGAGCGGTACCTTCCAGAAGCTGCGATTAAGAGTCTTAGCCCTAGTGAGTACGCTGCAACTACTAAAGCTAAACGTGCTGGCAAAAAAGCCGGAAAACAATTCGTAGCGCAACCAAAAACGATAGCAAAGAAAACAGCAGGATTTAGATAATGGCCATCTCAGGAACCACTGCATTTAATCTTGACCTCACGGAGATCGTTGAGGAAGCGTTTGAGCGTGCTGGTTCTGAGATGCGCACAGGCTACGACTTGCGCACTGCGCGTAGGTCTTTAAACCTTTTGTTTGCAGACTGGGCTAACCGTGGTTTGAACATGTGGACGTTTGAGCAAGGGACGATCCCCCTCGTTCCCGGTACCGCTACATACAACCTACCTGCAGATACAGTAGACTTGATTGAACATGTGATTCGCACAGGTGCGGGAAACGCATCAACACAAGCGGACTTGACCATTACGCGTATTAGTGTTTCTACTTACGCAACGATCCCAAACAAGTTGCAGCAAGCCCGTCCTATTCAAGTGTGGATTGAGCGCCGTCAGGAAATCCCCACGATTACCGTTTGGCCCGTTCCAGACAACTCGCAGACCTATACGTTTGTGTACTGGCGTTTGCGCCGTATTGACGACGCAGGGACTGGTGTAAACACAATGGATGTCCCGTTCCGGTTCTTGCCCTGCATGGTAGCGGGCTTGGCGTATTACTTAGCCTTAAAGGTTCCCAATGGGGCCGAGCGTTTACCCGTACTAAAACAGCAGTATGATGAGGCTTGGGAGTTAGCGTCCACGGAAGATCGTGAAAAGGCGGCTGTACGTTTTGTGCCGCGCCAGATGTTTATAAGCTAGTGGTACGTAAATGGGCAATCGTTTTGCATCCGGTAAGAACAGTATCGCCATGTGCGATCGCTGCGGCTTTAGGTTCAAATTAACTGTTTTGCGCAAAGAAATCATTAAGACCAAGACGTACGATTTGCTTGTGTGTAACGCTTGTTGGGATCCCGATCAGCCGCAGTTGCAGTTGGGTATGTACCCAGTAGACGACCCACAAGCTGTACGCAACCCGCGTAGGGACACAACGTATGTGACTGCAGGTGTTAACACATCTGGCAATTTAACAGGCGGTAGTCGAGATATTCAATGGGGCTGGAATCCAGTTGGTGGTGCCAGCAGTTTTGATACAGTTCTAACACCAAACTACTTGGTTTCTAGGGCAATTGTTGGTACAGTAACCATATCTTAAGGAGCTAATCATGGCATACACAAAATCAGCCGACGGCGTTGCAAAAAAGGGTAAAACCAATGTGCAAGTTATGGCAAACAGCGGCCCTACAAAAGGCACTGATAAGGGCGGCAAAAAAGCATCTGGCGTGAAAAGCGAAGCGATGATGAAAGTCGGTCGCAACATGGCACGCGTAAACAACCAAAGTGGAGGCTAATATGGCTACATACAGCAAAAAGATAATGGGTAAAGAAGTTGGTGACGCCGACGTTTATGCGGAGCCTCACACCATGACCGGCAAAAAAATGCCAATCTCTTCCAACCCCGGTAAAGATTCTGGCCTTGAAAGTTTGGCAGCTATGCAGCCGCGCATGAGTGTTGGCATGTACAACAACTCACAAGGCAGAGAGCAGCCTAAAACCAGCGGTATTAAGATGCGCGGTACTGGGTGCGCTACCAAAGGCGTGATGTCTCGCGGCCCTATGGCTTGAGGTTTATATGGCAACACTAGGTGCGCTGACTTACTCCCAATTGGTGACTGCGGTATCTGATTACACGCAGAACACCTTCGACACGACTGACATGAACACCATGATTCAGCAGGCGGAGCAGCGCATCTATAACTCAGTGTCGCTACCCAATTTACGTAAAACATCGACTACAGCGCTAACACCAAATGTGGAAACGTTTAATGCGCCCACAGACTTTTTGGCTGTGTATTCGTTTGCTGTAGTTGATGGCAGTGGGAACTACGTTTACTTGCTTAACAAAGACCCCGCGTTCATGCAAGAGGCGTACCCTAATCCAGCTACTACTGGGGTTCCAAAGTACTACGCAATCAACGGCCCATCTTCGCCTGTAACTACGTTGCAGTTTATTCTTGGGCCTACCCCTAGTGCTGCATTCGTAACAGACCTTAGTTATTTCATCATGCCTGAGTCAATTGTTACTGCGACTACTACATGGCTGAGTACTAACTTTAGCTCTGTGCTGTTGTATGGGACACTGGTTGAAGCTAACACCTACATGAAGGGTGAGCAAGATTTGACCGCTTTGTACAATCAAAAGTATATGGAAGCATTGGCACTCTTGAAGAACTTGGGCGATGGCAAACAGCAAACAGATACCTACCGCTTTGAATCAAGGGTCACACCGCAATGAGCATAGTTCAGACCCAAACCACAAGTTTCAAAGCGGAGTTGTACCAAGGTATACATGCGCTTACCACAGACGTTATCAAGATTGCCTTGTACACGGCGAACGCCAACCTGAATGCGGATACCACAGCGTATTCGAGTTCAAACGAAGTATCAGCAACGTCGGGCGCAGCACCGTACTCACCGGGTGGAGCGATCCTAACGCCGGTGACTGTTTCGTCCTCTTTATCTGATGCAACAGCGTATGTGGGCTTCCCAAACGTCGCGTGGACTGGCACAATAACGGCACGGTGCGCATTGATCTATAACGACTCAGTGATAGGCAAGCCCTCTATTGCAGTGTTAGACTTTGGAAGTGACAAAACGTCATCCAACTTTACGATCACAATGCCTGCCAATACGTCAACAACAGCGCTGATCCGCAGTTCATATTAAGGGTAGATCATGCCAAGTCTATACAGTGCCAACCTAAAGATAGAGCTGATGACCACCGGCGATAAGTCGGGTATTTGGGGTTCTATTACCAACTCTAACCTTGGTAGCACAAGCTCTGCCGCATCTGGTTTAGAGCAAGCTATTGTTGGTACGGCTACGATAAGCACAGGTTTTGTGGGCACCAGCCCCCCTACATTGACGTTGGCGTTGATTGATGATCCTGCGTATCAAGAAGCTCGTGCATTTTGCTTAAACATCACAGCTACGCTAGCATCGGCTGGCGTGGTCAACGTACCTGCAATTTTCAAACCATATCTTGTATTTAACGGCACTGGCCAGACGCTTACTATTAAAGTCAGCGGGCAAACAGGCGTGAGTGTTCCCAACGGCAGGAAAGCTTGGCTCTATAACAATGGTACAGACGTTGGCGTTGCGATGGACTACATGCCCACGCTGGCGCTGGGTACTGCACTGCCTACAACTTCTGGCGGTACAGGCCAAGCCTCGTATACCGCTGGTGATTTAACGTACTACGCTTCTGGTACGGCTTTAACCAAGTTGCCTATTGGCTCAAACACATTTGTTCTGACATCTACAGGCTCCGCACCTCAGTGGGTAGCACCATCAAGTATTCCCGCAGGCACGGCTACAAACATTGCTGGTGGTGCAACAGGTTCACTACCTTACCAAAGCGCGGCCAGCACAACGACATTCTTACCGATTGGTACAACTAACTTTGTGCTTACTGCCGGTGCTACAGCTCCTCAGTATGTGGCGCAATCTACATTGACAGCGGGCGCGGCTACCAACTTAGCAGGCGGTGCGGCCAATAGATTCCCCTATCAGACAGGCGCAGGCGCAACAACGTTCTTGGCAGCCCCTACGGTGGCAGGCTCTGTTATTCTATGGGACGGCTCAAACCTTGGCTGGGCACTGGGCCCAGCTTCGTCCTCTGCAGCTAACTTGGCTGGTGGCGGTAACTATACGGTGGTGTATCAGTCCTCAGTAGGCACAACTGCGTATTTAACCAATGGCACGACTGGTCAGTTATTAACGGCAAATTCAAGCGGCGCGCCAGCATGGACTGCAGCCCCCGGAGCAGCAGGTAACTTGTTGACTTCTGATGGCGCTGGGGCATGGACTAGCGCTGCTCCAGCCGTAGCTGGCCCATCTACCGCCAAA